CGGCGGGACTGTCATCGGCGTAAAGGGTCGCTTCCACCAGTTCGACAGACAAATCCGCCTTCATCGCTTTGGCAAGTTGGATGGGAGTTTCGTAGGTTTCTGTCCCATCCGTAGCTTCCGTTATTTTTGCGTAATAGAGCTTATCAAGCCCGATAGTAGCCATTTGTTATTCCTCCAGTTCGTAATATTTCGCCACATCGATGGCGTAATGGTGATAGCCGGTATCATCCTCGTGTCCGATATACAGGCGGTCGGTTATAACAAAATCAGCCTGGAGGAGTATCCTCACAAGCTGATTCTTTCTTTGTAAATAGTTGTTTTTACTGAACAGCGAAACCCTGACTTCATTTATATCCGCAAGCGGCTTGTTATCTCCGAAAACAGCAAAGGTGTCGCTTAAGGGCGTCAGCACCAAATACTCATCAGGAGGCACACCGCTGAAGACACCTGTTTCAACAGGAATATTTATGGTTTCAAACAGTGCGTTCAATTCGGATAATATACTCATAGCTTATCGATCTCGCTTTCCAGCTTGTCGGTCATAGTCTCGATACAAGCGTCTTTTGATTTGCTCTTGGCGGGCTTCAGAAAAGGCTTCGGAGTCTGACCATGCTTGCCGTATTCGAGGATGTTGGCAATTTTGGCATTACTGCCACCATCCGAACGAGGCTCTTTGAAGCCTATTTTCACGTTGAAATTACCATCCCTGTCTTGCTTGGCCGGAGATACGCCAAGCGCCGATTCAAGCTCGCCAGTGGAACGGCTTTCAATCTTCGTGTTTTTACCGACCACAGAAGAAAGGTTGCTTTTTACCTTGTCGTATACGACTTCAGCACCAGCTTCAAGAACCTTCGGTATGATCTCATCTGTTTTTTCAGCCAGCCTTGACACCTTGAGGAGGAATTCCTCCGGCATTTTGAAATCGACCTTAGCCATCAGCACTCACCGCCAATACTTCAAGATACATTCCGCGCCCCTTAACGTTTTCAACCGAGAAAATATTGTATCGTTTGCCTTCACAGGCAATAACATGGCGGTTATTTAATTCAAAGTCCGGAACGATGCGCAAGCGGAACAAGGCGTTAACATCGCTGCTCTGAGACATATTGCGCCACTTTTCAGTGGAGTTTTTCTGCTCAAAATATGCTCTGACCGAAGCAAGAACTGTGTCCCCATGATTTACAAAGCCGTCGGCGTCCTTGACCGGTTCGGTTGATATGATGTCAATGAAGGTGTTCATCTTACCAAAACTCATGCTCACACCTTCCAATCCCGGTCGAGCCGTAGAAGCAGATTGACCGTATTCGATACCTGCTGTCCAGCCTGCACGTTGTCGGCAAAAAAGCCGCCCGTGCTGCCATCCCTGGATTCATAGAAGTGGGACGACAGCATGATGACGGCCTGTTCTGTAGTAGGCGGCATCTGATGTTCGGTGTAGTAGTTTTCTGCGAGATGCTGATAACTCTCGGCGTATCTGACGGCGGCGGTGATGTACAGCTGAAGGAGTTCATCGTCCGCAGAATGCTCAAGAATCAGGTTTGCCTTTACTTTTTCAAGCAGCGTCATACCGCCACCGTCCTTTCATTATTCTTATTCCGGTTCTGCAATTGCGACAGTGAAGGTCGCTTCGGGATAACCGGAAGCCCATAGGGTGAAGACCTTCGGAGCACTTACGATTTCGTCGCATTTGAGCCACATGACAATATCCCCGGCTGAACCGCCGACAGCAGCAGCTTCGGCAGCATCAGCGGATGTAAGCTGAGAGCCGTTGTATTTGACTGCAGTAATATCCGGCAGTCCCGTGGTGATGAGCATACCAATCCACTTGTGTGTACCCTGTGCCGGATTGGAACTTGGGAAAGCAATCAGCTCCGATACGGGAGCGGCAACGGTAATAACACCATACCCAATGGTGATCGCAGTAACCTTGCTTTGGTTGGCGGTCAGATCATCACCGGTCGGGGTAGGAATCTTGGCGACAGAAACATTCCATGCATCCGGAGTCATGAGCCCGGAATCTTTCAGTTTGAGTAGCAAGGCGTTGAAATCGTCTTTAACACCGGCAACTGTTGTGGCTGTGCTGGCTGCCTGGTTAATTGCAGAAGGAAGCCCCGTTACCGAGGCTCCCTCCTTGATTTCCAGTTTACCGCCAATGACGGTTTTTTCACCACCTTGCTCGGTATAGTTCTTTGCGTTATATGACATAGCCGCATCCTCCTCTTAAGCGTGCTGCTTGAGCAGCTTGATACCTTCGGGCAGAACAGTCTTTCCGTCCACACGCTGGAAGGCGTAGAAGCCAGTCTGCAGGTTGGCAATGTGGAGCTCGTCAGCGCGGCGTACTGTTCTGCCGCTGCGGTCTGCTATCCAGTAGTTCTGGAAATCACCAAAGGCAACGGTGTATGCGCTTGCCGAGACAGTCGGGGCATACTGCGAGACATACACTGGGAATCCAAGCAAACGATCGGGCTGATCCGCCTGCAACGACGGTTGCCACATATACACGCCGTTGCCGTCTTTCAGCTTGCGAATACCTGCAAGTGTAGTGCTGGCCAGAACAAAAGCCGCATTCTTCTTATAGCCGTCCTTGAGCGCGTAGGTCAGGTCGATAAGCTCGTCCGCCTTGATGTCTCCGGCAGTAGCCGTGGTCACGCCGAGGTCACCGCCGTTTGCGGTGAAGATCCCTGTGGGCTGACCGTTGCCGGTACCGATACAGAAAGCCTGTTCCTCTTTCGCCGCAAAAGCGCGGGCAAAGTTGTCGATGAGGTAGGCTTCGAGGTCGAACATGGAATCCTGAAGCAGTTCCTCTGAGACCAGCGCCGCCGCACGAAGGGTGAACGCATCGAGCGAAAGCTGATTGAAGGTGGGAGTGGTGGGGGTGAACACGCCGGACTCTGCTACCCAGTCGGCGGACACATCTGTCAGTGCGACGTTAATCCTGTGCGGAGCAGCGGTGGTGATAACCTTTGCCAGAGAGCGAATGACATTCTCGCGGGCAAGCGCCTTTACGAGAGTGCTGTCGAATTCTACAGGAACGAGATAGCCACCGGTGGAAGAAGTGCCTTCCTCCATGACATTGTGAACGGGACGCTTGCCGCGCACGAGATTCAGAAAATCCTCGCGGTATTCAGCGGTCGCTCTTGGAGTGATGGGCTTGCCATTTTGTGCCACAGGTTTTTCGGTGATGGGAGAACTGGTGGGCTGTGCCATTGCAGCATCTCTTGCTACGCGGTCTTCCTCGATGGCAATTTGGTGTGCCATCGCATCCACATCCGCGAGCATCTTATCATAGGTTGCGTTGTCTTCGGCAGAAAGAACGCCGTCCTTCGCACGAGTGTCGAGAAACGCCTTTGCAGCGTCCCATGCCTTTGCGCGTTTTTCACGCATTTCGAGTACCTTTTTCATAATCAAATACCTCCGTTAAATGTATTTACGGGCTTGCAGTTTCTGCATAGCCTCGGTGATAGAAACGCCAGTCAGTGTTTCCGGCTTCTTTTGCTCTGCCTTCGGAGCGGGTCTCGTGATAATCTTGTTGAATAGCGCGTTGGTGACTGCCCTGCGGCTGAAAGCAAAAACGATGTCGTCGCTGTGGTCGCGTTTGGCGTCCTCCAAGATGCCGTCCGCGAAGCCAAGCTCCACCGCCTTGTTTGCGTTCATATAGGTTTCGCCATCCATGAGATGAGAGATTTTTGCGCGGGACTGCCCAGTCTTGATTTCGTAGGCGTTGATAATGGATTCCTTGACTTCGTCCAGCATGGCAATGGCTTTTTGCATTTCCTCAGTGTCGCCGATTGCTACTGTGAGTGGATTGTGAATCATCATGAGCGCTGTAGGAGCCATGAGCACCTGCGTACCTGCCATTGCTATGACCGACGCAGCCGAAGCCGCGATGCCATCAATCTTGACGGTCACGTCATGCGGGTAATCCATGAGCATGGCGTAAATCTGAGACGCCGCCACGCAGTCGCCGCCCGGTGAGTTAATCCACACGACAATATCGCTGTCGCCGGACATCAGCTCGTCCTTGAACATTCGCGGTGTGATTTCATCATCCCACCAGCTTTCGTCCGCAATGGTTCCGTCGAGGTACAGGGTGCGGACGCCCGTCTCCTCGTCATCGTCCCAGTTCCAGAAGTGCGTTTTTTCACGCGCCTTTGCGGGACTTCGTTTTGTTTTGTCCATCTGAGGTTTCCTCCGTTTCTGTTGTAGTTGTATTTGCAAACGCACCAGCGTCCGCGAGCTTTGTCATCGCGCCGTTTATGAGATAAAGGTCGCCGCCGAGGTCGGCAGGGATGCGGTCGAGGTTTTCAAGCTCTCGTATGTCATTTGCCGACATCCATCCGTTTTGTCGAGCGGTCGCGTAGCCTGTCATGCGCGATGCATAGTCACCGCGAAGCAGTCCGTCCACATTGAATTTTGTGAACATCGAGCGTTTTTCGCTGTCGAGCAGGAGCGCCTTGTTCATCGCTTGTTCCCAGCGGATCACCCACGGGTCGAGCGTATATTTCACGAACTCCAGTGACTGCTGCTCAATATTAGAAAAGCTCGACTTTTCAAGGTCAGCCAGCATATGTGGCGGCACTCTGAAAATTCGAGCGATTTCATTGATCTGGAACTTGCGCGTTTCGAGGAACTGCGCCTGTTCCGGCGAGATGGCGATCGGCGTGTACTTGAGTCCTTCCTCCAGCACGGCAATTTTGTTGCTATTAGCACTGCCGCCAAAGGTGGACTGCCAGCTTTCCCGTATGCGCTCCGGGTCCTTAATCGTGCCGGGATGTTCGAGAACGCCGCTTGGTGCCGCACCATTGGCAAAAAACTTAGCGCCATATTCCTCGGCGGCGATTGCCAAGCCCACAGCGTTTTTTGCCATCGCTATCGGTGAATAGCCGACCAGACCGTCGTAGCCAAGCCCCAGCACATGAAGAATGTCAGAGGGAGCGAAGATAATGTCACTTTGCTGGTTTTTGCCGACTTCCGGCGCGTCATCGCTATTTTTCCGATAACGGTAATACAGTCGTCCCTGCGAATCCCTGTCCACGGTCATGC